TTATAATTTATGTTATTCAACTTTTCAAGAGTTAGAAAAGATAGCGATTGAAAAAGAAATGAATTATGACCAACTTTTTAAACTTTTAATTAACCAATATAAAAAATATAACCCCTTGACAAAAGTGTAAAGAGATGCTACACTTAAAATATAATTAAATAAGAATAAACTTATGACTTATAAAGAAGTTTGCGAAAAAGAAATTTCAACAATTAAGGCGATAATTGAAAAACTATGTGATATAAGAGACTTATGCCAAGAAAAAAGTCCAGAACAAAAATATTATCAATGTTTAATAGACGCAAATGTTGCAATTAAAAAACAATTAGCGGAAAACTTTCAAAAAGCACAATTAACAGAATTAAGTAAATAAAATTATGGAAAAAATCTCGCTTTATCAACTAACAGACGCATACCAAAAACTATCAGACTATATTGAAGACGACACAGAACTTGACCAATACCTTGGAAGTCTAACCGAACAAATCGAAAATAAAGTTGATAGCATTGTAAAGTTTCGACAAGAGTTGCTAGTAACTTCAGAAGCCATCGATAGCGAAATAAAACGCCTAATAGAACTTAAAAATAAAAGAGAACGCCTAGCAGAACGATTAAAAGAAAATATCAGTCGCTCAATGCTAGAACATAATATCGAAAAACTAGACACTGGATTATTCAAATTAAGTTTTAGAAAATCAAAAAGGACTGAGGTCGATGAGTCCATAATTGATGATAAGTATTTTAAAATAATTAAAAAAGTGGATTTAATAGCTATTAAAAAAGCGATTGAGGACGGTATTGAAGTCCAAGGAGCTAAACTTATAGAAATTGAAAACATACAAATTAAATGATTACAGAACAACTAAAAATCGAACGCAAAGAGGCTAAAGGTTTTGAACCATTGCCCGAAAATGTTTACCAAGTTGAAGTATTTGACATCAACCTTGAAAGTCGTCCAACTTTCGACACACGAAACAAGCCAGACGAAGAAAAGATTTTTGAAAAGGTGCTAAATTTCCAATTTGTGCTTTTAACTGGAATTGATAAAGACGGAAAAAGCCTAAGAGGTCGCAGTATTTGGCAAAATTTCGTTCCAACCTATCTGTATATTGGGAAGAACGGTAAAAACACCCTTTACCAAATCTCCGAGGCTGTACTAAGACATCAATTGACCCAAGAGGAAGAAGCTTACATGGACGCAGAAGTTATCAATGGATATGTAGGAAATCAATTAAGGGTAGTAGTAAAGCACAAAAAGAGTGGAGAAAAAACCTATTCCAATATTGAAAGTTTCCTAGCAGTAGATGAGCTTAAAACACCTTTGACCTCAAAAGAAAAAGAAGAAGCCACGGTTAAACCGAAAGAAGACAAAGAAACTCAAGAAGCTAAAGAATTGCAGGAAGCATTAGACGAAATCACGATATAGGAAGTTATAAGCCCCAAAATTGACCTATAATCCAATTATGGGGCGAAGTAATACACTTATACTAAAAAACTATGGAACACACTATAAACG